CGTTGCTAAGAATGTCATAGTTAATACGTAATCTTGTTGACTCATCGTAGCGTGTGTTGCTAGAGACTTCGTATAGAGAGTCCATTAACTGCGCACGTAGTGTCAGTGGTAAGTAGTGAAGGTTGATTCCCATAAACCCACCCTTTACTTTTTTGTAAGGAAAGACTAATGGAAATCTATCGAAGTATGGTAGTGTTGCTTTGTGTTTGGCATCATAATTAAATAGGTACATCTGACCAACCAAAGGTCTTGCTGTAAGACGATCAGTATCGCCACGCATGAGCTTACGCTCATTGACACGTGTGTATGTTCGTGCTGTGTCTCTGTACCAAGAACGTGCTTTAGTCTCACGTGCAGGTATTTGTCCAGCACGGACACCTTTAGTCAGAATTTCGTCAAATAGAATTGCCATATATTACTTCATCTTTTCTTCGGCTTCTTGAACGTCTTTAGGATCTACTACGCCCTCTGCCATTAATCTGTTTCTGTTAACCATGTGGTCTTTCTCAACGTCTGCTTTGTTTTGACCGTGATATCTGACTGCATGACCTTCTTCAATCATAATCTCTGTAATCATACGTCCGTCGGGTGCAATGAAGTCACCTAGAATACGTCCGAACTTACCCTTCATATCTTCGCCATCTTTTGCGGCAAATGTCTTTAGAGTACAATCTTTTGCTAGTAAGTCTTTAAGTCTGTACTTAGATGCAAGTCCAAATACCTTTTCTACTTTATCACGTGTTCTTGATTCGGGGGTGTCGATACCCATGATACGTACACGTTCATCTTTTAACCAGACACCAAAGCCTAGATCGATGTCAACGTCTACTGTATCGCCGTCAACTACTTTGGTTAGTTTTGCTCTATATTCGTACATTTATTTTTTCTCCATAAAACAGTTTCGTTGGGCTGTCTTATTAATTGCTTGCTGTGCCCAGTCCAACTCCTGAATTATTCTGTTGTACCATTTAGAGTCGATCTCACTGTTATGTGGATTGTCTCGTTCAACGGTAAGTTGTTCCATTCTCATATTGATATAACCAGCAGATGCTTTTGCTTTACTTGCTTCAGACCTTTTTATCTGTTTATCAATGAGGTGCTTTTTAGTCTGTGTTAGACACTCGACACTGTTTCCTTTATAATTCATAATGACATCCTATGGTTAACTTCGGCGTGATGCATTTCATCTTCTCTAACTCTTACGATCATATCACTCAATCTAGCATCTGAATTTAAGTTGTAATATGATATAGCCATTTCTGGTGCTGGTATATTATCTATATCACCTGATTCAATCATCTCCAGATAGCTTGTATAACTTCTCACTGCTTCTTCTTCAAAGTAATGTATCATTCTATGTGCAGTCTTAGGAAAGAAAATATACAAAGTTAAATAGTAATGCCAGAAAATTATCTGTGCTATCAATATAAGCAATCGTTCAAACACGTTAGGCTTTGCTATCTTAATAAAGAACATGAGATGCATTCTCTCGTTCTCTGCTTCAGCAAGTAATTCTCTAATCTGTGGACCGTAACCAGTCTTTGCTTTTCGTAAAGACTTTAAATGTATCCACATGCCTGCTACCATTCCTGGTACACCTGCAATTGTTTCTAGTACAACTGCTCTATGCCCATAACGCTTTGCGAAAAACGTATCAGCAAAAAATCTAAAGAACATCGTCTGTCCCTTAGCAAAGGAATTTGATATACTACCTGTCATTTTATCCCTAAGTGACCTTCATGCATTATTTGAAACTTCCATCCTCGATCTTTGCAGTAATCTTCTGCGGCTTTCCACTTGGCTTGATTGATACCCCAAGTCTTCACCTCATTGATATACTTTCTACTCACATTTCCTTTGCCAGTGCTTTTCTTCGATATATCTGGCGGTATAGTCTGCGCTTTTGGTTTTACCTCTATAAGTATCGTCTCTTTAATCCCATTCTTATTTATCTGTTTCACTAAGAAGTCTGGAAAGTATCTATGCACTCTTCCGTCAATAGGTGAGCGATACGGTACTATCAATTCTTCACTACCCCATTCTAAAACTTTGGGGTGAGAATCCAGATACCTCATCAGTTTGAATTCCCATCCGCTTCTATAAATAATGTTAGTAGGATCGCCCATGTACTTCTGTGGCGCTTTTGGCTTGAACTTGCCCTGATAATACTTAGCCATAATAAACCGATCTTGATCCTACGTATAAATAATAGTTGTAGAACTATTTATAAGGATTTTTTGAATGGCTGAATCACCAGAAACAGTTATGGCGAATAGTCGTAACGCTAACAATATAGTAGGTAGATACGTCTATCCTGCTAAACAGTCGGCACATAATATGGTGTTAGTTTTTAGAGACTATAGCTATAACCCAACGGCTGGCGTTATTGGGCAGAAGGTAAACAAGAACACAGACGCAAGTGTCGTATTACCTATTCCCTCTAACTTACAAGACACGTACTCTGTACAGATCAACCCATTCGAATTAGGTGCGATGGGCGCTTTAGCCGCTGATGCTTTAGCTGGTAAAGGTAGAGGAGCCGCCGTTGATGCCGCTAACCTAGCTGGTGGTGCTTTTAATAATGCAGATGGTGCCGCAAGAGAAGGTAATGTTGAACAAGCAACTGGTGGATTACTATCTACGTTAAAAAATGCTAGTGCATTTGTTGGTCGTAACGCATTAGACGATATTGGAATTGGTGGCGTTGCCGCCGCTGTTGATGTATCTACAGGTACCGCAGTTAATCCACACGTAACACTTCGCTTCGAAGGTGTCAACTTAAAAGCCCATACATTCAATTGGTCTATGTCACCTACTAATGAACGAGAAGCAGAGACATTAAAGAACCTTATTAATTATATTCGTAGCAAGATGTTGCCTGCCTATGATAGACAAGGAACAACTGCTATTTCTCGTGGTCTTCTAAAGTATCCAAGTATTGTAGATATTTTCTTTACTGGTGTTGATCAGGATTACTTCTATTACTTTAAGCCAGCTATGATTAATAGTTTCACAACAGATTATACACCAAACGGTATCACACTAAACAAAGGTGGTAAGCCGTCATTCATCAACATGACAATGCAGTTAACAGAAGCATCAATTCACACCGCTGGTGATGTAAACGTTCAAGGATAAGCAATGCCAAAGTATTTCAGATATTTTCCAGAGATAACTTACAAGGGTAAGCAAGTAAAAGATATAACACGCCGTGTACGATTCTTAGAGAAAGTTGCGACTGACCCTAGAGTATTTCTGCCATATACAATCAAAGATGGTGAAAAGGCAGATGAGATTGCGTTTCACTATTACGGTAGTGCGAACTTCACGTGGTTAGTTTACTTAGCGAATAACGTTATCGATCCTTATTATGACTGGCCTATGAGTCAATCAAACATGGATCCGTTTATTGCTGACAAGTATCGTAGTCTTGCTGAAGCAAGCACAGGAACAACACTGAGCGATAGAGGCGTTGTTGAATGGACACAGAATGCAAGTATCTCAGATAACATTGCATACTACGTTAATGTAGATGACGATGATGTTAGAATAAGCAGAGATTCATATAACATCGGTGGGGCAAGCCCATTAGATCCAGACTTTCAAGCAAGTGATTGGAATCCTCTGCGCTATTATAATTTTGAATTTTTAATTAATGAGGACAAGCGTCACATCTTTTTGATTGATAAATCTTATTCCTCTCAGACTGAAACTGAATTGAAGAGTATATTGAATGTCTAGTGAAAAAAGATTAGCGGGAACTTACGAATTAATCTCTTTTAAAATATCTTCTTTTCCAAAAGAAGGTAAAGAAATAGAGATGAAGCCAGTTATTCATACTTGGAATATCACCGAGTCTATGGTAAAGGGTAACATTCGTGGCACTGCTAAGATTTTTGATGCGACTGGTGTGTTCTATAACTTTCCACTCAGAGGTCAAGAAAGATTAAAAATTGTATATAAAGACTTCTTTGACAATGAGCGTGAAGAAGACTTATTTATATACACGATTGAAGACATTGCGCCTGTTGCTAATAATGATGACAGTGTATTAGAATACGTTATTCACTTTTGTTCTTACGGAAAGTTCTGGTCAGACAGATATGACGTTAGACGTTGTATTGCAGAAGGGACTGAAGGTAGTAGACGTTATATCAGAGTAGACGAACAAGTGCAAGTACTATTCGATGATTACTTTAAATCAGAAGACTTAGGCACAAAGAAAGATATCACGATCCATGAGACTGATGGTGAGCAAGCAATTGTAATTCCTAATTACAAGCCTGAGGAAGCAATGCATCTATTAGCAAGACGCTCTTACTCTGCTACTTACACATCCAATATGTATCGCTTCTTTGAGAATAGAGATGGTTATTACTTTATAAACACTGAACGTTGGATTGAAGAGTATCCTAAAGACCCTGATCTGATGCCTAAGTATATGTACACTCGTTCTGTTGTAGATCAAACACCCCAAGGCGAATCAGATAAGATGAACATAATGATTAATATGTCATTTGGTGGGTTTGTCAATACATTAGACAGAATGAACAACGGCGGTTACTATCGTAAAGTATCAGAGATTGATTTACAGACAAGAACTATAAACCAATTCTCATATGATCACAAAGATGAATTTAAAGATTTCAACTGGCCCGACATGTCAAGCGATATTCAATTACGTAATACAGATGACATGATCGAAGAGCATCTAAATAAAGAGTTAGAAACCTTTGTGATAAAAGACTACGCCGAAGAAGCTGGTGGTTCGCCTTATGGCTTGAGACCTTCGCCTTACTACGGTGAGATATATAATAATAAGATAGCGATGATGAAAGAGTACAAAGATAGTAGAATCACTGCTACTATCTTTGGTAATAACAATGTTGTCGCTGGCACTATTATGGAAATAGATATACCTATGTTTAAACCTTCTTCTGAAGTTGACAAACGTTTATCTGGTTTCTATATAGTCGAAACAGTTGTTAATGAATTCATTGAAGATACTTTCTATCAGAACTTAACTCTGATTAAAGGTCCTATGTTAGTTGAGCGTAGAGAGAATGCGCAGGGAGATACATAATGTTTGCTGAAGGTACAAGTTTAAACCCTTTTTGGTTTTTTGGTGTTGTTGTCGATAAAGACGATCCCACTAATAATGGTCGTGTGCGTGTAAGAACTCTTGGTATGCATCCAGAAGATCCTCGTATCCCAATTGAATTAAATGATAAAGAAGAATTAGATTACGTTGAAGATCAAGACTTGCCGTGGGCATGGGTCATCAACGGAACGTTTGGTAAGATGCAGTGTATACCAGATGAAGGCGAATGGGTACTAGGCTTTTATGCTGATGGTAGAGATGCACAGCATCCTATGTTAATCGGTTCAATCCCAGGCTCTAACACAGATACATTTGGGTTCGGAACTCAACCAGAAGAAGAAGCTTAAGATGTCAGGCAAACTCAGTAAAGATTATATCAACAGTTTTGGTAAACCACCTTTATCTCCGTACTTGAGTGGTGAGACACCTACTGATACTGCCGCTGTTGCTCAGAGTGCTTCTGCACAATTGAATAGAGATATCAAAGGTCCTTTAGATGAAACATGGGCAGAGCCAGGAACTGTAACACCTTCTCGTAGTATGAACACTGTTGTCTTTCAGTCTAAGACTGGCGGTAACTCAGTTGTAGTAAATGACGAAGGTAACGGTGAAGGCGGTTACATGCTCATCACGCACAACTCTGGGTCTGTTGTTCAAATCAATGCAAACGGAACTGTACTGATTAAGTCGTTTGGTGACACGCATAATAACACAGAAGGTATTCATTATCAACACAGCAAAGGCGATACTAAAGTCAATGTTGGTGGCTCATGGGATGTACGTGTAGATCGTGGCGCTCACAATTTGTTTGTCAACGGTGACATCAACGTAGAGTGTGAGAACTATAACGTAACAGCACGTGGCAAGATTGTAATGAATGCTGGTGAGTCTATTGAGTTAAAAGGCTCACGTTATAGTATGGAAGCACACACAGATAACCTTGATTTGATTGCAAAGAATATTAAGATTGCCACTACTGAGTCCATGACTATTCTTTCTAAGAAAGATATCTATCTTGCGGCACAAGAACAATTGAGTTTGAAGTCAACTGGTATGACATACATGACTGCAAATTCTGACATTAATGTATTGACAACTGGTGAAGGTAATCTATATATTAAGACAGCAAAGAAAATGACAACCGCAGTTGGAGATGCATATTCATTAGGAGTGACAGAAACAGCAAACATATCTGTAGCGAAAGATACAGCGATTACAGTATCAGGTGGCACACTTGATATGAAGTCAAGCGGTGTTGCTAAACTAGATGGCTCTGAAGTAAGACTAGGTGAAACTACAGATGCGGCAGTTGTCGATACTGAAGAAGCGGCAGAAGCACCAGAAGGCGCAAAAGCTGTTACTGTAACACTAAGTGATCCACCTGCAAGACGACCATCTGATGCATCAAACGAAGGTATTAGTGCAGTACAACCCACACCAGATTCTATTACATCTGATACCATAGATGATTCGGAGTAACAATGACTTGTAAACCAACAACTTTTGCTCAAGTATATGCTGATGGTGCTATCAAGTCTGGTAGTCTTAATGCAGAAGCGGGTCTTCTCAACTTTACTGACTTACTTTTACAGCAAGCAAACCCAACCGCTGGCTTTGATAGAGGCGCATTGCTATCATCCGCTGGTAACTTAACAAGAACTTTACGAAACATTGATATTGGAAATGGTGACTATCCGTTTCTTAATCAAAGATTTCAACAGTCTCCCATTCTATACACAGAAGTTGCAGATTTCTTACAGCAATCTAGTATTGACATTGATGACTTTGATGCAGATATCGCTCAGTTTCAAGAGTTCATAAAAGGTCCTGTCACACTACCCGTCAGTCCAGCAAATACTGCACTGGGTTCAGGTACTACAGGTATCAACAATATATTAAGTCAACTAGAATTCTATTATGCGCAAAACTTAGCTAACAGTATTTCTGCTGGCTTCTGCGGATCGTTTGGTAATGTCTTTGGTAAGATTAATCAACTGATTGCACTCATTCAACTTGGCGAGAGTTTGCTAGATAAATTGAAAAGTTTCGATCTAACATATTTGATCAAACAAATCAAGGAAAAACTTAAACTAGAAATCTTAAAAGAAATGCTCTTAAAGATTGTAGATAAAGTTAAAGATGCTATACTTGGTCAAATTGAAGGTGTTGTAACACAGTTTACTAACTTTGCTAATAACATTCAAAGCAACGTAGAACAAATCGGTCAAGCCATTCAGAAAAAGATGAATGACGTTAAAGCGTTTATGCAAGACTTTACATTAGACAAGTTAAAAGATAAGATCAAAGAGTTTATTGATAAGTCTGTTGCTCAGTTCGAAGACTTGACACCTGATGCTATTGCTCTTTTACTATTTCGTTTTTGTCAGTTCAGCGAACTCATTCAAGGCTTTATGAAAAGCCCACTTGATGGTATCAAAACATTTGTTGCTGGAGTCATTGCACAAGAAGCTATTCTTAAGAGCATGGGTTTAGAAGAAACATCTAAAGCAGTTCAAGCAGGCGCACCTCGTTTAGATGAGACTGCACGTAGAAATGGTAGAAAAGTATTAAGAGACGCAAATAATCGAAAATCAACAGAACGAGATACTGCGGGACCTCCGCCACCTGCACCAGATCCAGATTTCTGGGCTACGAATACAGAGATCACATCAAAGCAAAGATCAGCAATTGCTGGTATGAGTGATAGTGGTCTACCTGGCTACGCTACATGGAACAGTGGTGTAATCAATATGCATTCACGTTTTTCTAATGTTACTGATTGTGTAGCAGGCGATGGTTGGAGACAAGTTAGAAATAAAGTATACGCAGGACTAATGCGTATGGGTGATAGACTAGAAACTGAGTTTAATATTAACTCAGCATATAGATCACCTCAATACAATGCTGAGTTAGCTAAAAAGACTGGCGGAGTCGCTAAGAACTCTACACACAAGTCAGGACTAGCACTTGACGTAAACATGCGTGGAAAGTCAGATGATGAAGTACGAAACTTTATTCGTGTAGCAAGCCAAGAAGGCTTTGTAGGAATGAAAGTTTACTTCAGTGGTGGGGTTAGCTTTATTCATATTGATATGCGAGACGGTGCAAACGTTTCTTGGGGCGACAGTGGTAAGTTTCAATCATATATTAATGCACACAAGCGAGGCGATTTTACAAACGGACCTAAAGCACCACAAGCACCGACTGAAACACCGAGTCCACATAGTGACCCAACTTCAGAATCAGCAGGCGGTAACAAGATACAAGGCGCACCAGTGCCTGATGACTTCCCGATAAGTGATAGTGATCTTTCTGCAGGTGATTCGTTTGTTGGTTATTCAACAGATCCAAAAACTGGTGAGTATAATGCGTATACAGTAACAAGACCATTCACAGACGATGATGGATTTACTGGTACTGAAACGGTTAGAATACCCATTGAATAAGTATAAATAAGAGAAAAGCAAGGTAAACGTATGGCACGAATTACACCGATCACAAAGAAGCAGGAATTGTATGCAGATTTTTTTATGAATCTGGATGAAAATCCTGTGTCTGAAGACCTTGCAAGAAAAACAAATGAAGAAGCAGTAAAAGCTTCTATTAAGAATTTGTTACTTACTGATAAGGGTGAGAGACCATATCAACCTAATCTAGGATGTAATATACGTCAAATGCTATTTGATAATATGACACCCGATACTATCATTCTTATGAAAGAAGTAATCAAAGACACATTAGAGGCTTATGAACCAAGGGCAGACATCATCGGAGTAGACGTAAGATCGTCTGTGGATGATAATCAAGTAAATATTGCTGTTGTATTTAAAGTCATAAATAGTTCAGAACCAGTCACACTGGTGACATCATTAACTAGGGTAAGATAATGGCAGACAATTTACCGTTCACAGAATTAGACTTTGGACAAATAAAAGCAAATCTAAAGACTTATTTGAAAGGTCAAGCACAGTTCAGAGACTATGACTTTGAAGGGTCTAACATGAATGTCTTACTAGACGTTCTTGCGGCTAACACGTTTCAGAATAACTTCTATCGCAACATGGCATTCTCAGAGATGTTCATGGATTCTGCTATCATGCGAGAAAACGTACAAAGCCATGCAAAAGAATTAGGTTACACACCTGGCTCACGTAAGAGTGCAAAGGCGTTGTTGAATATTACATTAAACAACGTAACTACTAATCCCAACTTCGTAACAATCCCTAAAGGTACAAAGTTCAATGCACAGTGCGGAAACAAAACGTTTACTTTCTCTACAGATCGAAACCATAGCGTCACAGCATTAAATGGTATTTATTCAATTACAGACGTTCCAGTGTATGAAGGTAAAATTGTAAGAGAGTTCTACACAGTTGGTAGCACGACAGATCCACTAGATTATATTATCAATAACGAGAACATTGATATCGATAGTATTCGTGTTAATGTACGTGATAATGTGAATGAAGTATCTAACAAAAAAGAATATATCAGAAAGACTTCTATCTTTGGTGTAGAAATAAATGATCGTGTGTTCTATCTGGAACCTTACTTTGACAATCTATACAAAATTGCTTTTGGTCGTGATAAGTTTGGTGTTGAGCCAGCAAGCGGTAATGTCATTGAAATCGAATATCGTGTAACAAAAGGTAGTGATGCCAACGGCGCACGTAACTTCTCACCTATCAATAATGTAGCAGGCTTTCCTGCACAAGTTACAAACACATACACTGCAAAGTTTGGTGCTATGAGTGAGAGTGTAGAGGACATCAAGTTCTTTGCACCTAAATCTATTCAGACACAAGAACGTGCAGTAACTAGATCAGACTACGAAATTCTACTCAAGCAACAGTTCCCGTCTATTCAAGCAATCTCTGTATATGGCGGCGATGAACTGACACCACCACAATTTGGTAAAGTGTTTATCTCTGTTGACGTTCTTGGTTCTATCGGAGCAGGTGACAGCGAGATTATTGCGTTTAAAGAATTCATTCGTGAGAAGACACCACTGACTATTGAGCCAGTATTTAAAGCCGCTGAGTTCATGTACATCGATATGAACTTGCGTGTCAACTACGATCCTAACTTAACTACAAAGAACTCTGCTGACATTGCGGCTCTTGTAAAAACATCTATCACTGAGTACAGCGAAGCAAACTTAAATCAGTTTGGTGTATCTCTACGACAATCACGTATAGCAAATTATGTAGATGCAGTTGACGTTTCAATTCAGAGTTCAGAAGTAAAGTCAAAGGCTATCATAGAATACAAGCCAGCCCTTAACACTGTAACAAACCCAGCGTTTGATTTTGTTAATGAACTTGCTCGACCATACGCATTAGATGAAACAGTAGGCTTTGGAAACTATGAGCCTGCGATATCGAGTTCTTCGTTCACACTAAATGGAACAGAAGTTGTACTACAAGACGATGGTCTAGGTAATATTCTAGCAGTAACATCTGCTATTTCTACTAGACGTATCTTTCAAAGAAAAATTGGTACTGTAGACTATACAACAGGTCAAGTAAAGTTATCTAAATTCAAAGTAGATTCTTACTCAGGTAATAACGCAATTAAAATATATGCTAACACAGCGAATAAAGATATTAAGTCTCCTAAAGATAGAATTCTTATCATTAGACCACAAGATGTAACTATTAATGTAAGGTCCATCTAAAAATGTCAACTGTAAGACCTTCAAGTAAACAAGTTCGCAAGAACATTTACACTGATATACCTCAGCAATTCCCTGGTATCTATCGGGAAGAGGGTCCTGTATTTGTTGACTTTGTTAAATCGTATTATGAATATATTGATACAAGAGAAAATGATTTCAGAGATGCTTTTGCTATCAGAGATATCGATACTACCTTTGAACGTTTTCTATTATACTTTAAAAAGAAGTATTTAAATGCATTACCATTAAGAGGTCCAGATGATACTCGTTTTATTTTAAAACATATCCAAGACTTGTATCGCAGAAAAGGTTCTAAAGAAAGTGTAGAGCTTTTATTTAGAATGTTCTTTGATAATGAAATCGAAGTATTCTATCCTAGCTCTTATATTCTACGAGTTTCAGATTCAAAGTATGGCTCAACACGCTATCTTGAAATGGCACCTGTACTTAATATTAAAGATTATCCTATTCGTAAGGGCGATAGAATATCAGGCGACACATCAAAGGCAGATGCTTTTGTTGACGAACTCGTTTTTCAGACTATAGATGGTTTAATTGTACCTATTCTGTATCTATCAAATCTAAATGGTGCATTTACCACAGATGATAACTTACGTGTACAAGGCGCACGTAATGGAGTAGCAGTAGACTTATACCCAGGACAAGAAATCTTTGGGTCAATCACTGAGGCACCTATCGAAAGAAGTAATAGGTCAGCGGGTAATAAACCAGGCGATAATGTTATCATTAGATCGCACAAAGCAGGCATCAACGCAACTGCCTCAGTAGCAGAAATATCTGAAGCGCAAACCGCAGTTATTGATTTTGACATTACAGATGGTGGTTGGGGTTATTCAGTCGCAGTAATTGATAATGTTATTCAAACATCTACTGGTACAATTGCGTTTCAATTATTTCCAGGCAACTATGCTGATACGTACACTCCACAAGCAGATAGAAGTGGCTTTCCGAAAATAGGCGATTACTTTATTTCTGATAGTACATTATCAGCAGGTACAGCAAGATTTAACTCTGGTCAATCTGGGTTATCTGGTAATACGAACTTTGCTTATGGGCAAGTTGTTGGTATCGACCAAGATAACAATCTAGTATTTGTAAACTTTACTTCTATAAATCATAGTCTAATTACTCTGGATGATACTTTATTTTCAAAACCAACAAACAACTCTGAACCTTTTAGGAACGGCTTTGACGGATACTTTTATGATAAAGGTTATCTTATTAGTGGTACAGACATTGCATCAGAGTTTTCTCTATTTGTCAATGATCCCAATGGTGGATCCTTTGAACCTGGTCTTAATTTATTCTTTGAAGAAGACATCGATGGTAGAAAAAGATTTGACGTAACAGACACTGGCACAATTACTATTGCAGACTACAACGCTGTTAACGAATATTTTAATGGGGAACTTACGAGTCCAGATCAGCGTAATTGGATTAGAGAAAATATAGAAAAGTATCTAGTTGCTAACATTGATAAGATTGTCGGACTACGAGGCGATCTTACAGGTTACTGGTCAGCAATCACAAATGCGGATTTTATAAACGATAGCTACCCTCATGTAAACCCTGGTACAGCATATCCTAAGAGTGGGTATATATCAGCGGTATCACCGTTTAACAATAGCGCATCATATAGAATTGGTGAAATCACAGACGCAGAGACAGTTAGTTTTATTCCCGATATTATTGGTGACTTCTTAGATGTTCAACTAGATAGTTCAAACTATGGTATGTCTGGAGATTTATTTGAAACTTTAGATACTACATTAGCAGATGCGTTTAAGCCTATTACATATAACATTGGTACTATCAAAAGTTTGATCGTTACGGATAATGGTCAAGGTTATCAATCAGATGTGAAAAGTTTAATTACACAAACCGAAGTTGCTAAGTATGACAAGCGTGATGTCTCTGTCATATTTGAGGATCCTCGCTTTAGTGGGTCTCAAGCAGGTGATATATTTGAGCAAACAATTCAAGTTGAACAAACTCAAAGTGGTATACTAGAAGATTATACAGTACGAGCAAGATTTCTCAGAAGAGAGGGTGACATCTTCTACTTTAGACCAATTACCTTTTATCAGTTTGACAAGAACTTTCCTATTAGGTACAGAGGTGAAAGTTATAACGTACTGAGTGTAGCACGTGATGACTTATCATTACCCATTGGGCGTAATGCTATTATTGACGGTTCGGCAGAGTTTGCACGTGGTCAAATCAAATCTCTTAATATCTTAACTACAGGCTTTAGATATGAAGACAGTGAGTTAGTAGATATCATTGGTGATGAGCCACTATTAAAGACAACGGATTCGAATGGCGCAGTTGTAACTATTGCTAATCCTAACTATGGTAGAACTGTAGCGACTTCATATTTAAAAGTTTTGGGTACAGGTACAACTGAAGCTGGTTGGTTGACAACTACATCATTCTTAAATGATCCAACTAAAGTAATACATGATAACGATTACTACCAAGAGTATTCATTCGACATTCGATCTATACTCGCACCCGAAAAATACACAGAGATTGTTACTGATGTTGTTCAACCAGCAGGTACAAAACAGTTCGGTTCGTCTCTCATAAATACAACTAACTACGTAAACGTTGATCTAGATGCGTCTATGGAAATATATGACTTAAGCGTTCAACCGCTTGCACAAGAGGTCGCTAATACAAATGTTAGCACACTTGGAGCTGAAGTAAGTAACTCTATTGTTGGAGACTTAGTGGCTGTTATACAATCCCTAGATGAAGATTTATCAGATCAAATAACTACAGATATTAACGACTAGTAAGGCACCAGAATGGCAAAAGTTGTAACAGAAAACTTTAAAGTAGAAACGACAAACGAACTCTATGGCTCATTTTTAAATGAAAATGAGAATGCAGTCGAGTCTTTCCAAGAAAGTTTGGAAGCCTACACTGCAATTAACAATACTGGCTTTAAGTATTATTCTTATGCTGTTGGATCACCCGCTGTGACAACATTTGCTACGACCGCAAACATTCATAATGATGTTGTAGTTGTTGTTAACTCTATCTTATTAAGTTCAACTAGTAATCCAGCGGATTACACATTTGATCAAAATACGGGTACTGTTGTTCTCGCTACTGGTGCGAATACTACTACTGTTAAAATTTGGGGTTTGAATTCTGCACTATCAGAGTCTACAAGAGACGATATCACTAGTCTTGTTAGATCAGAGATCAATGAATTCTTACCAGAAAATAACTATTACGTTATGGGTTCTAGTATCGATAAGCCAAATGATATTCTAAATTCTCAGTTTGAAAAAAGAGAGTTTCTACGCCGTGTTATTTTTGCAAAGAAAATCGATGTTTCAAATATTAAGTATATGTTTAATAGAATACCTTGGAGTAATGAACAAGATACTGTCTATGATGCGTTCGATGATATTAGAGATATTGAAACGCTTAATATGTTTGTAACAGTTCCTGACGGTGAACAGAACGAAGGTCCATATAAAGTATTCAAGTGTATATCAAATAATAATGGTGCGGTGTCTATATCTAAACCTTCTGTTAACAGTATTGATCCTAATATCGTTGCAACATCGGCTGATGGTTATGTTTGGAAATATATGTTTAACATACCTGTTTCTGAATATGCAGAATACTCAACACAGTCCTCTCTTCCGTATGTAGAAGATGTTAGAGTTACAGACGCTACTAAAGAAGATATTTCAAATATAGTTATTCAAAATACTGTAACTGGACTGTTCTCTGGTTATCTACCTGGTAGTTTGAGTTTGGCAAGTACACAACCTGCACCAGGTAATAACAGATACACGTTAGAGTTTCATACAAATGAGACTTCTCCACGATCAGGAAATGGTGCCTATGTAGGAATGTATATTCGCTTTGACTCAGATGGGGCAGTGTATGACATATTAGATAGTTTTACTCCTAATGCACTATCAACAAATAAGATAGTATTCATTACTATTGAGAGTGCTACCGCTTTAAATTATGAAAATCAATCAAATGCACATATTGTACCTAAGATTGCTATCACACCTGCTAATGATGTAGCGGCTGGAACCAATGCTGTAGCATGGGGCTTACTAGACGCAAACGGAACACTAGAAGGTATCAACTTCAATGAAAGAGGTAATGGTTACAAGTACGCTACAGCTAATGTATCTCTACCGCTACCATTACAACAGACTTATCCAGACCCCAGTTTAGCGGCTTCTTTACGTGTTATTATATCACCAACAGGTGGTCACGGTAAAGATCCTATTTCAGAATTGTTTATGAGTCGATTAGCATTCATCACAAACTTCTTTAGTGATAGTGGTTCAGTAATTCCAGACAGTGG